TTTTAATTATTTCTGACACTCATATTCCTTATCATCATCAAGATTTAATTCCTTTTTTAAAAGATTTAAAAAACATTATGAAGCCAGACAAAGTAATTCATATTGGAGATGAATTAGATAAACACGCTTTGTCATTTCATGATAGTGATCCAGATCTTCCTAGCGCAGGAGATGAGTTAAAAGTTTCTCTACCTATTATTAAAGAATTAGAAAATTTATTTCCTAATGTAGATTTGTTAGATTCTAATCATGGTAGTTTAGTTTATAGACGTTCTTTAAAATACGGAATACCAAAAGCTTATTTAAAACATTACAATGAATTTCTGCAAGTAGGTAAAGGATGGATGTGGCATGATGATCTTGTAATTAAAACACCTACTGGACAAGTTTATTTTTGTCATGGCAAAGTAGCTGATGTTCTTAAATTAGCGCAATCTATGGGTATGTCCTGTGTGCAAGGTCATTATCATTCAAGCTTTAATATAAAATACTATGGCAATAGTTTGGGTTTATATTTTGGACTTCAAGTTGGATGTTTAATTAATAAAGATTCTTTGGCTTTTAGATACAACAAAACTCAACGTGCTAGACCTTTAATAGGATGTGGTGGTATAATAGACGGATTACCTAAACTTATACCAATGGTGTTAGATAAACATGGAAGATGGTGTGGAAAAATTTATTCCTAGAGGTATTAGAAATAATAATCCAGGAAATATAAAGAAAAATAACATTAAATGGGATGGTCTTGTTTCTGAAGAAGAACAAAAAGACAACACTTTTTTTATATTTAAATCACCAGAATTTGGAATAAGAGCATTAACAAAAATATTAATTACTTATCGCAAGACCCATGATTTGTATAATATATGGGGTATTACTAATCGTTATGCTCCACCATCTGAAAATAATACAGAAGCATATAAAAATTTCTTAATAAATGAAACTAATTATGCTATGCTTCAAACCATACCATTTACTATTGAAGGTTATTTACCAATTGTAAAAGCTATTATTAAAATGGAAAATGGTGATCAACCTTATGATGACGATACTATTTTAAAAGGTATGTCATTAGCATGGAGTTAATTATGAAAAAAAAAGGACTATACGCAAATATAAATGCTCGTAAAAAAAAAGGCATTTCAAGACCTAAATCTAAATCAACTATATCAGCTAAAGCATATAAAAATATGAAAGCTGGTTTTCCTAAACGAGGTAAATAATGGTTAAGACAGCAGCATGGCAACGTAAAGAAGGTAAGGATCCTAAAGGTGGATTGAATCGTAAAGGTGTAGCATCTTATAGACGTGCTAATCCTGGATCTAAATTAAAGATGGCAGTAACAACTAAACCATCTAAATTGAAACCTGGATCTAAAGCAGCTAAACGAAGAAAATCTTTTTGTGCTAGAATGTCAGGTATGAAAAGAAGATTAACTTCTGCTAAAACAGCTAGAGATCCAAACAGCAGAATTAATAAAGCTTTAAGAAAATGGAATTGCTAGTATGTGGTTATCTGCTATTAAATTAGCTTTTGATGCTGCTGGTCATATTTATAAAAATAGACAGCAAACTAAAATGCTTATGTCTGATGCTCAAATGCGTCATGCAGAAGCTATGGCAAAAGGTGAAAAAGAATTTCAAGGACAATTGCTAGAAGCGAGACAGTCTGATTGGAAAGATGAGTTTATTTTAATTTTGTTAAGTTTGCCAATAGGATTATTAGCTTGGGCAGTATTTAGCGAAGATCCTGCTATTATGGAAAAAATGAAATTATTTTTCCAATACTTTAGTGATTTACCTTTTTGGTACCAAACAATATTTGTTGGTGTAATAGCTAGTGTATATGGATTAAAAGCAACTGATTTAATTAAAAGAAAATGAAACCCTGTATTTATAAATTATACATTGGATTTTGTTGTTTATTAAAAGATTGTAAATGTATTCAATTTAATCCATTTAAATACGTTGGTAAATAATAAGAAAATATTATTTGTTGGACATTGCGATATATGCAATGAAAAAATATTTACTGATAGTTCTTTTGTAGTAATGGCAAACAAAAAAAAATTTTGTTTTAATTGCTATGAAGAATCTAGTAATCTCTCTTTAAAATCATCTCCAAATAGTGAATAGCTTTGAGTATATCTTCTTTGCCACCTTTATAAGTGTGTCTGCATATATATTTTATTGCGTTGCCTTCTGCAAATAATAATTTATTTTTATTAATAAATTCAGCAGGTTGTATAGCAAAGTTTTGATAATGCGATCCGCCTATTTGTTTATCTAATACATCCATAAAAAACTTAGGGTTTGTCATTTAATTTAATTATCTTTTTGTTTATACCAGTATGATACAATATATCAAACTGTTCTTGTGTAAATTGATATTTGCCTACATAAATTAGATTCTTTATTTTATCTCTAATATATTCTGGATTATATCCAGCTAAATCAACTATTAAACAAAAGTCATTAGACATATTTAATAACCAATCTATAGCTTCTTTTTTGTATTTAAGATATTTCTTATCTAATCCTTTATAATCAGCGTCTTCAATTGCTTGGTATATGACAGAACAAAATAACCTTTTTTCTTTATTTTCTATAAAGGTTTTTGTTTGTAAAATCTTCACAAAGGACTTCATATGTTGTTCTTGTTTTACCACTTGGTTCAGACTTCCATTTTAAATCTGAAATTTTTAGTGATTGAAATTTATCCTTTGCTTCTTTTTCGTTATTTGCTTCTATTTCAACTAAACCACATAATGTGGTGTAATGTTTAAATAAAAAAATCACAAATTATTCTTTCTTCTACTAGCTTCTAGTGTTCTCCAAACATCAATAATTAATTGTTCTTTTGCTCTTTTATTATCAATTATATTTACTTTTTCTGCAAGTGCAGCTTTTTCTTCAATATGTTTTTTATATTCATCACTAGCATAATATCTATGTTCTTTTAATGTTACTGATGAATCACTATTGTTATTTACAATATGCAAAGCTTTTTCTCTTTTAGCTTTGTCTTTTAAATATTCTAAACCAGAAGAATACTTTGCTTGTTCTTCGTCTGTTTCAGATATAAATTTTAATGCTTCCTCAAGTCTTTTTTCTGTTATCATCTTTTTTAACCCTCTCGTATTCCATGTTTAAATTACCAACATTCCAAAAGTTAAGTTTTACAAATTTAAATAATTTTTTCTTAACATCTTGTATTGTTTCTTCACCGCAATGAGTATTCCATGTTATCTTACATTTATAATTATTCATGGTTTATTTCAAATGGTATATCAACTAATTTGTATGGTTTACCAAACTTAGATTCAAATACTCTATCTTGTGGTTTATACAATTTTAATTGATCTGCGTTTAAGGTAACTGTTTTATTATTAAATTTTATTTCAATACCACCTTCTTTGATTGCTGCTTTTTGTTCATAATCTCTAATAGATGCATATTTACCTTGCCACAATTTCTTAACTACTTTTACTAACATAAGTTCCTTTCTTTGTACCACCTAGACAGGGGAATCTAGGTGGCACTGTTTAAACATTAAAAGGGAATATCTTCCCCAACATTTTGAGCAGATAAGATCTTTTTAGCAATCTTATCCATCTCAGTATATATAGACTCATATTCTGTAACTTCTTTGTTAGGTAACACAGAAGACAACAAATTAGACATAGTAAGTCTATATTTTTCTTTCCATTGATCAGTAGAATTGCTTGCAGACTGACCATTAGAAACTGGTTTAGCTGTAGGCATTGGACTTGGTGCAGGACTACTTTCTGTAGCATTGTTCCAATCCATTGGATCTATCTTAATACAAGATTGATTGTTAGATCCTGGTTTTTTAATTTTATAACCAGTAACCTTTACTCTATCTCCTTTATTCATTTGCCTACAATTTTGTGGAACAAATAATTTTCTTTCTGATTGATCATCCAATTTAACTGACAACCAATACTTAACTGGGTTTTCGCTGTCATGAATGTCTTTTAACCCCTGTATCGTAGCTTCATACGATTCAACATTTTCACTCATAGTTCTCCTTTTGTTTATTTTGTTAATTATGGTTTTTAAATTTTCCATATTGTATTCCAAATATCAGTAGCAAATTTCTTAGCTTCTGTCATTCCTTTTCCCCAACGGAAGTTATCCATAGTTAAGGGAAACATTTTAACAACATCTTCTTTAGATTTAGCTACTGTACAAATATGTTCGATTGTGCGAAATACTTGTATTAAGTCTATATCTGGAATCCTGTCTATCATATCAACTGCTTCTTGATCTTTTGCAGACGCATACAATAACATAGTAGGTTTATTGTAAATGCGTTTGTATAAATATTGTTGTCTGACATCTGATGCTTTTGGGTACCAATTAGCATCTAATTTGCCAGACTTTAATCTTTTAAGATAAGCAGTAGCTTTAGTATCTATAATTACATCTTCAAACTCAAAGTCAGTAATACATTTAATAGGTTTAATTAAACCATTTTGGTTAACTATCTTTTCGTTTTGATAGCTAATTACTTTACCAAATTCTTTTAATGAATTAGTAAACTTTACAGCTATTTCTTGACACCAATGAAGTTCTTCACATTCTATTTCTTCGGCATTTGTTTTAGTATCATTAGCTTCTGCATATAATCTTCTAAATGCTGATTCTGCACCACATCTAATAAGGTCTTCTGTTTCCCCTTTTAATCCTTCTTGTGTTGCTTCTTCAGCAGCTAATCCCATTAACATTCTTGCATTAGCTGGTTCTTTATAATCAAATAGTTCTGTTATAATCCAATATGCTGGACTATCTATAAAGGCATTGCCTCTACTAGCACTATGTCTGTAGTCTTCTCTTAGTATCATTTTTTCTCCTTTTATGTTTAAAACAAATCAATTATTTACACAGTAGTGAAATAATTTGATTTGGCAATCTTTTTATTATAGTGTTTTGAAATGCAAAAAACTAAAAAGTTTCGCAGTAAAAAGTATTTGCAATGGGTAGCTGAAAAACCTTGTTTGCTTTGTATGTATGAACCATGCCAAGCACACCATATTACAATTGCTGAATTGCGTGGATGGGGTCAAAAGGTTTCAGATAACTATACAATCCCTTTATGTTATAAACATCATCATTTATTACACATGACAGGTGAACGTAAGTTTTGGCAAAAACTAGGA